TAATAAGCATGTAGGGAAGGATACCTAGAATGAACCATTCCAAGCGGTTGTAACCACCCGAAACAAACCATTCATAACACTGATGGGTTCCTAGTTTCCCCATTTGCTTCGGTCGGAATTCTCCACCGAAGTTTTTCACCAGCCACTTCATCAGTCTCACGCTAATGTTCGCGATGGAAACTTTTAAGTCGTATCCGTAATACGGATTTCCTTTTGAAGTGTACAGAGTTGTCCGACTGAGGAATATTCCTCCCTCAGCGTCCACCATTGCGGCGACGTAGGACCACTTAGTTTTACTGATTTGCATTGGAATCTTATCTCCGTCTCTTATGCCACTCTACAGAGTAACATACTTTGACGGATATAGTCAAGTTTTTGTTTAGGTGAGCTAGCGATTAACTCACCGATGGTGGCGGTCGTAGTCCCGACCGAAGCGGAGATGCCCGTGGGCACCGTTCCTTCAGCAACCTGCGCGGTGTTGGCACCGAACGTATTGTACATAAAAAGCTCAAGTTGGTTACCGGAGTTCATCGGCAATTCGCGGCGTTCCGCGCAACGGACGAACGGGGTCTGAGCCTTCAAGTTCTCAATGAATCGCTTATCGTAGTAGATAACGCGAGACTGAGGCAGGTTGGAAGTGACGTTAGAAGCCGGATTGTATCCAGCCATAGTTCACATCCAAAAAGTTAAAGTTGACGAGACGGGAGTATCTACTTCTTGGCGTAAAGAGCGTCCACCGCTTTTTTGAATTCGGGGTCTTTCAAAGCTTCGGCGTACTCTTTTGCGTTCATTCGGTTGATATCCCTGATAGTAATCCCATTGGTCTTGGGTGCGGGGGCTCCGGGTACAACACTGGAGTTACTTCGTCCCAATCCAGATGACGATTGCTTGACTCGCACGTCCGTAGGCACGTCCGGGATCGCCGGGGCCGGAGTTGTCGCCGCGTCCGGGATCGCCGGAGTTGGAGCGGGTGCGTCCGCAACCGGCGTGACCGGTGCGGATGGTTCTGGGGCTTTCGGGGCTCGCACAAGGATGAGTTCATCCCTGCGCAAATCTTCGAAAGCAATCTCTAGGTTTTTCTTGGTAATCGCATAACCCTTCTTTTCCATGTATTTCAGAAGGATTTCTTTGTTTGACGGCGATTCCACATATTCGGGGTGTGCGGATTTGAATTCCGAAATGGCATACTGAATGTCCGCAACCCTCTTGCTAATCTCGACTTGCCGCAGAGCTTCGCGAATAGTTTCTGCGGACGCCCCAAACTGGGCTTCAATCAGTGTTCGAACGGCTTCTGGAGCCGTAGAAGGATCATTCAAGGCTTTCGTAACTTTGACTCGCTCATCGGCAGTCAACGGGCGCTCTTCGAAGGTTTGGATCGGTTCATCCTTATCCGGTTCCAGCATCGTACCCAGCCGATTGGCCTTGCGGGTTTCATATAGCTTTACAGCGGCGTTCTGGTGCGCGATATCTTTCTTTTCCAGCAACTCTTCGAGCGTATCCGCTTCAAAATATTGCAGCGGGCCGACTGGATTCCCTTGTTCATCCTTGAACTGGGTCTGAATCGTGAACTTTTTCTTCTCTTCGTTCCAATACTTCGACTTCGGGGGTGTGGCTACTTCGGTCATACTTTCTCCTTGGCGCTAATTACGCCTGTGGTTCGGATTGTGAACTAAACTTCTCCACGGATGTTTGAAAGAATAATTTCTTCTAGCTTTTGTTGGTCTTGCAACTCCAGTGCAAGAGCCTTCTGACGGATATCTGTGAGGTGCTCGCGCTGAGCAAACTCAATTTTCGAACGAACCTTTTTATAGAATTGGTCCATTGCGTGTGCAACCGTCATCAGGGATTTTTGTTTTGCCTCTAGGGAAGGATCGCATTCCATCGCCTCGTTACGGGCGTCCACGATGGCACTCTCCATAACCTTGTAGAGAACCTGGGCGACCGGCATGGCCCCGAATACGGTAAGATCCATCTGTTCTTCCGGAGTCAGTTCTACGTTTTGGTTGTACGAAAATCGGCTGGCTTGCTGAGGTTGCTTTATAACAAACTCTTCACCGTTCATGTTTTACCCTGCCTCTTGGCTTCCTACACCTTGAGATGGTGCTTCGGCTCCGAGAAGTGCTTCTGGCTCTGCTGATTTTTCAGCAATGATACGAAACACGTCTCTGGCGGCGCGCGCTTCGTTCTCTTGGTCGATCACAGCCTGCTTGTTCTGGAAATCTTGTTGCTGTTGCTGTTGTTGGGCACCGATCTTCATTTGTGCCATCGCCGCAGGACTAGATGCCTGCTGACGCTGAATTTCCTCGGGCGTCATGTCCTGGATGATGTTGTAATAGTTCTTCCAGCCGGAGATGTCGTGAACCATGTGGAAGAGTTCCTCAACGTTCACTTTCTTCTGGCTGATGGTGTTCAACTGATTCATCAGCGGTTGGCTTTCGAACAACTGAATCATCATGAACAGGCTCTGCGCCATCTGCGACTTCGCCGCAAGATGAGAGCCCGCGAGCACCTCGAACTCCGCAGGAGCGTTAAGAAAATCGTTGGCATTGAACTTGAACTCTGGCCCAAGCTTATCCCCTAGCAACTGCCGAATATACGCAATCGGCATTTTATCTTTGTTCATCCGATGCAAAGCGTAAAGCAAAGGCTCGTACACTTGGCGAACAAAGGTTTCGGCAAATCCGCCGATGCGATTCATTGTCGCTTGGATAACGCCCGCAGCACCCGTGCCTGTGCGCATTGGACCAGCTTTGCCAGTTTGCGAAGCACCCATTGTCAACTGGGCATTCGCACCAGAAGTCAGTTCCACGCGAGATTGCGACATGGCAATCTGGTTGACCACTTCAGCCGGGATATTCGGCTGTTCCAGCATGGTCAAAGCTGTTCGCGTATCACCGTCCACCGCGATGATTCCGCCAATGCGTTGGCGAATCTGCTGTTCCTGGATATTCGCACCACGGGAACGGACAAACATCGGATTTACGATGAGACTGGCCAGATCCAAGCAGGCATTAATCAGACCGGCTTGAACCCGCTGTTCCACACCGATGATCCGTCCAAGGCCGAGACCCCAGAAAGCGCCGGGAATATTCCACCAGTTTACGGACAAAAACGGGGTGCAGTTAAATTCATTGGCTTCGTTCCGAATACACTTCACGCGATTGATAACCGTGATAACCTTGTCGTTGTCCCACCGCTCCAGAACTTCGAGCGGTTCGTCCAATGGATCCGCAGTCGAAGGCTCGAATCGGGGTTTCGCATGATGCACAAACGCAGTGGCTTGAGCAGCAGTAGCCTCGCTATTGCCACCCGCCCCAATAGAATTCTCTTTCGGCTTTTCAAACCAGGATTTGATTTCATCCTTGGAAGGTAGCATGTACCGCTTTTTGAGCGTCTGCTTGCCCGTGGCCGGATCCTCATACACGTACTCTTCATCCGCCAGCTTTTCCAAATCCTTGTAGCACATGTACAACTTTTCGATTACAAACTTACCTTTACGGATATCTGGAACCGAAAGACCAGAATCGGAAAGAATGAATCGGCTATCTTTGAATTCAAAAGTGGGTTCGTGAACCTGTTTATCGGTCACAACCTTTTTATACATCAGGGATTCTTCTGTCTCCAGAATAGTTGGGCTGCCGTTGGGGAGACTGGAAGGCACATTGACAGGATTTGCAACGGGTACGTATTTGGTTTCTTTTTTAGTATAGCTCTTGAATCCCCATTTCCAGATACCTGTGCCGAAGTTGAGCGAAGAAAACAAACCCCAGTCCACTTCCTGGCGCATTTCCATCTGATCCAGTTCGATGGACAACAACGAAGAAATGGCTCGGTTGGTATTCTCATCCATGTTCGGACGGGGACGCAGCACGAACGGCGGTGTTTCGTAAAACAAGCCGTTCATAATCTGGGGGTGAATAGAATTCACCACCTCAGCCACCACAAACCGGTTCACGTTCGAACGCGGCATAGTGGTTCCTTCCCACATGATTACGCCAGGCGGACTTTGATAAAGAGCGTCCGCTTCACGCCATCTCAGGGACCAGTAATTGTTTTGCAGCCATGCTTCAGTGTTCTTCGCATCTTGAACGGTCAACTGTAAAGCTGCTTCGTTCGTGATGTCCCATTCGCTGCGTACATCTTTTACTTCGATCGGGGCACTGGGATTTACTGCATCAGGAGTTATCTGCGCCATTTATTAGTCCGATGTTTTCTGATGGCTATCCATGTAATGACCGTGAATGCCTTTTGCAATGTCTTCTTTCCAGATTCTACGAAGACGTGCTTCTAAAGCTGCGGTATCAACAGCCGGGCCGGTTTCGCCTTTTTCACCAGGCTCACCTTTTTCACCATGATCACCCTTGTCACCTTTGGGACCCTGCGGACCTTGCGGGCCGGTAGCACCAGGGTCGCCTTTATCACCTTTTTCACCAGGCGCGCCATCGGATCCATTCACACCGTCACAGCCGTTGAATCCATCTTGGCCGGGATCACCCTTGTCGCCTTTGTCACCCTTGTCACCTTTGGGACCGATTTTGCCTTGGGGACCTTGCGGGCCGATTTCACCTTGGGGACCTGGGACGAGTGAATCCTGCCCCGCAGAACCTGGTTCGCCGGGATCACCCTTGTCACCTTTGGGACCCTGCGGACCTTGCGGGCCGGGCACCGTTGAATCCTGTCCATCGCGACCATCGCGACCGGGATCACCCTTGTCACCCTTATCACCCTTCGGGCCAGGCTCACCCGGGGGGCCGGGAATATCACTCACTCCGTCATGGCCGGGATCGCCTTTGAGACCTTTTTCACCTCTAGGGCCTTGGTAACGGGTATGGACAATTTCCAGAGCCGCGAGCCGATGTTTAATTTGCTCGATCTGTTCTTGAATTTCGCTCATGTGTTTTGTTCCTTTAGGTTCCGCAACCCATCATAGCCAAAGAGTTAGGAACTCCTGAAAAGAATTCTCCGCCTTGCCATGAAGCGATTTGATTTGTTGTGATAGACGTAGGAGAATACATATTCATTCCCGCTGCGCCGCTAGTATAAGTAGAATCTGTTGCGGTTAAAATTGATACGCCGTTGTGGTAAGCTGTTAAGTGAGTTCCGACAACCCAAAGGGTCAGAACATCACCAACGCTTAAAGCAGATACACCGCTTGCGATGGTGGTACCGCCGCTGCTGGCTACTCGCTGAATAACTGCGCCGCCTGCACCTTCGATAGCAAACCAATATCCATCCCATTCAAAGCCAGGTGACCCTGTACTTGTTACACGAACGCCGGGTCCAAGATACTGCCCGTTTGATTTTGCTCCAACGACGATACTTGACCATTGGTCATTTGGAAATGAGACAGCGTTATAAAAAGCACCCTGACCCAAAGCAGAGTTGGTGATGATTGTCTCCACCGCACCCGCTGATGCAATCTTCAATCCGCCTGCACCAGAGTTCGAGCAGTTCGTCCAATTACCTGCGATAGGATTCTGAGCACTCGGAAATGTATCAGAGGCTAGGGTTATAGTTCCCACATTTCACCTTTACGTGATGTTGGCTACCCAAGCTGTTCCGTTATATCCGAAGTTCTGATACTGACCCGGGCCGACTCCACCTAGTTGATTGTTTCTGTTCGTCCAGTACTGCAGTAGGTATGCTTCGATGCTCGCCGCCGGAAGTCCGACAGGGAACTGGAAGGAAGCTGCCTCTTCCAAAACACTGCCGTTTTGAATTGCAGCATTCTCCGCAGTGCTGGCGTTCGGCCATGCGCTGATGCCTGATGTTGTCTTCTGCCCGGATGTAATCGGGTACCAGAGAACAACGTTGACCGTCAACATAACCGAGTTAACGGTAGAACCTAGAACTATGATTTGGTTTGCCATTTACTGGTTCTTTACGTAAACCACGACCGCGTCTACGTTGACTGAGCCGCTGTTTGAAATCGTCCAAGCCGTTGCCGAACTGGTTGCCGGGAGCGGTGTTGGGAACTGAAACACGCCTCCGCCGCCTGCCGCCAATGCGAACTTGTAAGTTGTCGTTCCGTCCGATATGGATACGACGGTCGCTGTTGATGAGTTTTCGTTCGTCAGTATCAGCGTGATGATATCGGTATATACGTTTGAGCCGCCTGAAGCAATAAGCGTGCCTGAAGTTCCGGTGTTTTGAACCGCTGCCGTGCCGATAAGTCCACGCTGAGCGTTCAATAACTGAACGCCGCGCCCGAACTTGTCAGCCATCATCCCAACCAATTGGCCATTCGTAACGGCCGATGGCAGGGAAGAACCTACGTTGGCATCAGCACCTTGAAGCACGGCCGAAGACGGGGCTGTACTACCTGTAGAACCAGTTGCAGCGTCTTTCGTGTTTACCGGATTCCCGGATGTTCCAAAAGCATTGGTTCCATCTGACAATTCCACCGGGAGTGGATTGCTCAACGCAGGTGTAGTTCCGTTAATACCAGTAATGTTGACGTTTCCACCGCCACCACCACCGCCAGTGGTATTCAAATCTCCACTGCCATCGGTTGTAACAGCTTGTAAAACCCCGTTCGGTGCTCGGCCAAAAATCATGACCGGCGTAGGTACTGCGTTATTTATAGTATCCGTCATGTTCCGTAGATCTGTTGATCAATGTTGGGAAAAATCGGCAACCCCTCCCAGTGAGTTGGCGGTGGGGCCTCTATTTCTCTTGGCCGGTCATATCCGTCGCGCTTCCACGTATCAGATTCTTTATCCGGGTTATACGGAAACATGCGCTCATGCTCTTGTTTTTGTGCGAGCATATCCCAAGCCGCATTGAGTTTCTGTTGTTCAGTTTCTGGAGGAGCAATATCCTTCGGCAAAAAACGGGCAAGATATGCGCAAGCGTCCACCGAATCATTTTTTCGATTCGAATCGCCTTTGAACATTACGAATTCCCGAATCACTTCCTTCATCACATCTTCGGGAATTTGATCAGAAAAAAAGATCCGATTGTCAAGAAAAACCGATTCCAATACCAAGGCACGGGCGTTCTTTGCGCCTTTTTGGTTATCAACTTTTACCCATTCAATGGAAGGCGCATCCGTATAATCAGCGCGCGCCAAATCTCGAAGAATGTCATTCTCCAAAAAATCGGCACCAGGTGATTTCTCTACACTAAGATGTTCGACTGGTTTCCATCTAGCCGCTAATTGGGCAAAGTTACGAGATAGGTCGGTTTTGCTGAATCGGCCACGAACAATCTCCGTGATATAGACTCGGCCAGCAAGGGGACCTGTTACACAGAATTGGCCGCTCATTCCCACAGATCGGTCACTGCCTGACCCATCGGTTTTGGCAAAATCCCAAGCTTGAGCCGTAAAATATGTTCCAGGTTGAGGAAACTGAGTAAGCGGAATGATCTGTTTCCGAATCATCTGTTCGGTGAACTTTGCCAGTTTCGTCGCTGCGGGGTTCAGCAGCAACTGACAAGAACAAATAAACGGATCCAAATTCCATTCCGTCATGATAGCTTCAAAGGTGAGACGAGGCACACCTTTACCATCCACGGGGAAAAGCAAATCCACGTCTTCGGGCAACAGTTCGGGAACCGTTTTGCCGCGAGCATGTTCCTTGGCCGTCCAAGCCGGAGTACGTAAAATCTTCAAGTTCGGGATAGAAGCTTCAAGAACTGTATAGGCATCATCCTCGTTGTAATTCGTGCCGATATACTCACGGTAACCGAACGCATCAACGATGTTACGAGCCAGGATGATTTCTTGAGTGACCTTTTTACGATTTTCGGCATTTGAAGTCGGGCCAGAATTTTTGTTCGACACGCAATCATCAAACTTGCCCACTTCACCGTGCTTACCAACCGTACTGGCTCCAAGAGACAAGGCGCGAACACTGGGTTGCTTGGTATCTTCCCGCTTCGCCCGACTCGTAAAAACGCTGGCGTCTTCAACTTTTTTTGCCGAAATACAGTGGTCCCAATACAACATTTGAAACCGAGTTAATGAGTGACCATCCTTAACCTCAAACGGCGCACGGGTCAATTCCACGAACTCCGTAGCGAGAGTGTCTTCCGCCGTCATGTAAATGACTCGGATATTTGGAAAACATAATAGCCATTGGATCGCGTCTGCACGGTCAATCGAAGACTTGAATGATCCGCGAGGATACAAAAGCATTCGGTTTTTTACCGTGCTCTGTTTAGAAATAGCTTCCTTCCAGCTATTAACTTCCATGTAGGGGTTTTTGCGGATGAAGAAATCATCCGTAATTGGACGGTGAGTGCTTTCGACCAGATCCAGATCCAGCAATTTAGTACACAGCCAATACAAATCCATCTGGCCTTGCTTGAAATCGTTTTTCCAGTTCTCAAACTCAGCATACCCGAATTTCGTCCAGTCATCCGTTGACTTCGATCGCTTTACAGCTTCCTGAGCGTCTTTATAGAGACGGTCGAAATCGAACGGACTATACACGATTACTCCTTTTCAGCGGCTGATTTGGGCTCAGACTCCGATTTCTCTTCTGGGGCATAATGCTGCTTAACGTGGGCGAGCAATTCCTCAATGCTGCTGGGTGCGTGTTCGGTGGGCTCCATCGGTGAGTCTGCCTTTTCGCCGCCAGAATACGAATGCTGAACGTGAAAGCGGTCATCATCGGTTTGATTGATTACCATCCGAAGTTTCTTTTTTGGCTTCTTCGATCCACCCAGAGCGGAGGTGGCTTTGTCCATAATCTCTTTACTCAAATTCTTGGATTTATCGGCTGGAATCACGGTTTCACCTTCATGGAGCTTGTACACTCCTGTCTCTTTCACTTTTCCGCCCTTTTTAAAACTCCCTTGGACTTGAGCAACATTTTGCATACGGGCGCGGATGCCTTCTCCTGCCGATCCCGCTTCATCCGATAGGCTCATGCCAGGCTTTTTCGGGGCAGCCGGAGCAGGCTTGGGAGTAGGTTTCGCAGCAAACATGCTGGGATTCGTATCACCTGTCGATTTTGTAAAAGCATTCGCGTTCGCAAGAGCTTTTTTAGCGTTTGCAATTGCCTTGTTAACGTCCGTTGCCATTTTTCTTCGCCTTGGTCCGGAAATCGGCTTCCCGGAGTGGAGTAACTTTTTCTTCTACATCTTCCGCAGTGATCTGACTGAGGGCCTTGCGGACACCTTTTGGGGTACCTTTGATCTTAATCTTGACTTCGGTTTTGCCCATTATTCACCAGAAAACTGACTAGGAGGGTGCTGCGAACACCCTCCCGTCAGAGTAGATGGATGGAATTACGCTTCGCACTGGAACTGAGTTAACGAAACCGTGGAACCAGTCGCAGCCGTACCCGTCGAAAGACCGACACCGACCGCAAACTGAACCGGGGGTTCCGTTGCAAAGTTCACAGACGTGGGAACGTGGCCTGCCGTACTCACGAGCGTGGGACCTGCGACCGTTGGCGTAAATGCCGCGCCCGTAGACGCCGCAGGGAACACCGACTGATACCAGCCAGTCAGAGTTGCGGACGTGCTATCACCGATCAAGTGGACTTCCAATTCAAACGGAGTAGCAACCGCAGCCGTACTAGTCATGGTACACCCAACAGCCGCACCAGAATAGATTGCGTTACCAGCCGAGGCCGTAAACCCAACCGTGTTGGAAGCAAACACAAGAGGCTGAATCGTAGCAGTGTACGTGCCAGCCGCCATGTTGATGATGCCGCCCGCACGAACCACGAATGGTTGAGCGTTCAGACGGTTCGAACCGGGCAGGTTAAGGTTGCACTGCGTACCTGCGCCAGGTTCACCAGCGATGACGTTAAAAGCATTGACACCCGTCGCGCCAAAAGTGACAACAGCGGCTGCGGGAGCCTGAGTAATTACTTGCATGAGAGATACCTTCTTTGTGTTGATTTTTTGTTACAGTGCGGCAGTGAAACTGGCGCGGTGTTGCTTACGACTCGATGATGAATGAGCCGAGGTTGACAACGGACGATGCGACGGCAGTAGTTGAGAGAGTGACGCCGAAAGCAAACTGAACAGGGATTGCAGCCGAAAATGTAACGCTTGTGGGAGCATTCGCAATCGCAGCAATAGCGACCGCACTGCCGGTTCCACCTGTGCCAGCCGAGGGGCTGAGACCTTGGTTCCAACCGAGGATCTTACCTGAAGTGCTATCACCCACGAGATGGGCTTCGATTTCAAACGGAGCGGATACCGGGGTAGCGGAAGTGATCGTCCATCCTACCGCAGCCGGAGAGTAAATCGCGTTTGCCGCAGCAGCCGTGAAACCAGGAGTTGTGGATGCATACAGAAGCGGTTGAACCGAGGCTGTATACGTGCCTGCTCCAAGAGAGATGTATCCACCCGCTTTAACCACGAACGGGACTTGCTCCATTGCGCCGGAACCGGGCAAGTTC